ATGAGGATTAGAGAGGATTTTACGGTGTTTCCAAGGTCTTTGAAGTCGGGGTTGGTGGTGTTTTATTACCAGACTTATGACGATAAGGGCAACAGGCAGAACGCAAGGTCTACAGGGCAGACTAAAAGGACGGAAGCCAGGGCGTATTGTATGAGGCTGTTCAAGAAAGGGCTATTGATACCGGAACAGAGAGCGCCGACATTCGGAGAGTTTTCAAAAGGCTGGTGGAACGCCGAAACTTGCTACTACCTGAAATGGCGTGAACTGCATGAGCCTTTAGCGTATAGCACTGTGGTAATGTTTAAGGGGCATTTTGAAAAGCACATTAAGGACTATTGGGCTAAATACAGGCTTGATGAAATAACGGTTGACGATGTTGAAAAATGGCTTTTGGAATTGAGCGAAAAATCAGAGGAAGGTAAAAAGCCATTAAAACCGAAAACCATTAACCTGATTTTGGGGACTTTCAAACTTATGCTTGGCGAAGCGCACAGGAAAAAGATTATTAAATCAAATCCTTGCGTTGAGGTAAAGGAATTGAGGGTTGACGCTTATGACAGGGTTATTTTTACGGTTGATGAAGTGCGGAAACTATTCCCTGCAAACTGGACTACAGTTTGGAAATGCCATTTTATTTATATGCTGAACCGTTTGGCGGCTTGCACCGGAATGAGGATTGGCGAATTGAGAGGACTTCGTGCTGAACACGTCTTTGACGACTATATTAACGTCTGCGGACAGTATACCCGCTATGGGTATAAACCCCTAACTAAAACTAAAGACAACCGGAAAATCCCTATTACGCCGTTGATTAAACAGGAATTAGACGTGCTTATCGGAATTAACGGAGAGGGCTATCTTTTTTCCGATGACGGCGGGGAAACGCCTGTGCCTGTGGAACGTATCGGCAGGCAGTTTGAAAGGGCTCTCAAAAAAATCGGTATCAACCATGAGGAAAGGAAAAAAAGGAATTTGACGTTCCACGCATGGCGGCATTTTCTCAATACCTATTTGAGAATGCATAATGTTTCTGACGCAAAGGTGCAGTCGGTTACCGGACATAAGACTAAGAAAATGACTGACCGCTATACCCATTTTGATACCAGGCAGTTTACCGAGGTTAGGGATATACAGTCTGAACTTTTGGTTTTGCCTGATAACACCAAACAGGCTGAAACGAAAATAATAACCGGAAAGGCAAAAATGATGCCTTCAAAAAAACCGGAAAGCAAAACCGAAGGTAAGGCAAAGGCGGCAGCCGTTAAAAAGCCTGTTGTTAAGAAAAAGACAGCCGCCAAGAAAAAAGCTACCGCCTGACATTTCCACTGAAATAATTATGAGTCGTTTTCGGAAATTACCGGAAGCGGCTCTTTTTTTTTTGCAGATTTTTTGTAAAACCTACCCGGTCGGGTAATACCGGTTGTGTTTGGGCGGGGTTATTTTTTGTTACATGAAGGCGATAGAACAAACGGCGGTTGCTGACGAGGTAATGGATTACAGGGGTTTGTCCGCATATTTGAAGATGGCGCAAAATACGCTACGGCATAAGGTAATGCGCAATGAAATACCGTTTTACAAAATCGGGAGCAGCGTGCGTTTTTGCAAAAAAGATATTGACGAATGGCTTGCTGGACATAAGCGGTACAAAAAACGTGATGTTGCAGACGGGGAAATTGAAAGCATGTCGGTTTCTGTTGCAGGGAGCGGAACATGACGGATTTTGATAAAGCCATTGAACAGGCCAGAGCGGAGGTTTTGCCCTTTGAGAGCTGGGAGCGGCTGCCTGGGGAAACATCGGCGGCGTTTGCTGCTTTCTGCGCTTTTCGTGATTTTGGTTCTGACAGGAATATCCGCAAAGCGGTGGACAGTGCGGAAAAGGACGAGGCTGTAAGAGCCAAGCGTTACAGGGTGTGGCGCAACTGGTGTACTCAATTCCGCTGGCGGGAGCGGGCGGCGGATTACGACAATTACACTGAAAAACTGAAACAGGGGGAATTGCGGAAAACGATTGAAGCCCAGGGCGAACTGCACCGGAAAGTTACGGGGAAAATGTTAGAGGTGGTTTCTAAAAAACTTGACAGCATGAACCCCGAAGAACTGACGCAGGGCAATGTTACTGAATGGGTGTCAACAGCAATAAGGGCGGAGCGGGAAGCTGCGGGTCTGGTTGCGGATAACGGCAGGGCGGAGACGAAGCAAGGCGAACTGTCTTTTGTTTCTGACTTTCAAGGGCTGTAGGCGGGACGTATGGGAACTTCAGTTGTGTTCAAGCCTACACAAATTCAGCGCAAAGCCCTTTCGCTGTTGAAAAGCGGGGCGAAACATATTTTGCTTTTCGGCGGTTCCCGTTCTGGCAAAACTACCGTACTGGTGATGGCGATTATTTATCGGGCTTTGCGGTTTGCTGGCTCTCGGCATTTGATTTGCCGTTATCGTGCAAAGGACGCCCGTTCTTCGGTGCTGCTGGAGACTATGCTGCCCTGGCTTGATAAGACTGTTGGCAATTTATCATACACCTACCTGAAACATGAAAGCATGATCCGCTTGTTTAACGGTTCTGAAATATGGGTTGGCGGCCTTGGTGATAAAGAGCAAGCGGACAGAATTCTAGGGCATGAGTACAACACGATTTATTTTAATGAAATATCTCAGCTTACTTACGCCTCGGTAACAACTGCTTATTCACGTTTGGCTATGCGTGTTGAGGGCTGCCGGAATTTGTTTTTCTATGACTGCAATCCTGGCAGCCCCTTACATTGGGCTTATAAAATCTTTGTGCTGAAAAAGGCTTTTCATACTGGAGATCCTTTAGAGAAAGCGGAACTATACGCCTCAATGCTTCTTAATCCCGAAGATAACAGGGATAACCTACCAGAAGATTATATCAACGACATTTTAGACGTTCTTCCCGAAAAGCAAAAAGCAAGATTTAGAGACGGCTTGTGGGTGAAAGCGGAAGGCGTGGTTTATGACAAGTTTGAAGAAAGCATGATTGTCAAGGCTGCTGACTTACCTGAACGCTTTGACCGTTATGCCGCTGGGCAGGATTTTGGCCTGAACATCACCTTTGTGAAAATCGGCTGGGTCGGGGAAGTTGTTTACGTTCTGTGCGATTACGGAGCGTTCAACATGACTACGCAGAGTTTCAATGAAGAACTGAACGCAAGAGGCTGGCTGGATTGGAAAAGTGATATGGGCTGCCCTGTGTATTGCGATCCGGCTGGCGGGGAACGCATACAGGAAATTACCGGAGGCGTAAAGGCTAATAACAGCGTTGACAGCGGGATTGATTATATCAATGCTAAAATTGAGCGTGGGCAGTTTTTTGTATGTGAAAACTGTACAGGTGTACTGTCTGAAATATGGGATTACTGCCGTGATGAAGCAGGGCAGATTGTAAAAGTAAACGACCATTTTCTTGATGCTTTGCGTTATGCGGTATTTTCTGATGTACAACAAGGGGTAATATTTCAATGAACCCCTTCAAACTATTTGCACGTAACAAACAAAAATCATTATCTAGTAACACAATTAGCGCTAAAAATAGTTTCCAAAATTCCTTGACTAATGATGACAATTTTAGTAAATTATATATAGACTCCTTCACTGACAGCTATCTTTGCAACGCCTGGATTAACATTGCGGTAAATGTTCTTATCCGTAATTTGGCCCGGGCGGATTTCATTCTCGAAAGAGAAGGGGTTGAGTTACAAAACGGCCCCCTCTATACATTATTCCACAAGCCAAACCCCCAATTAAGCCGCTACGACTTATGGAAGGAGAGCTTTGCCTGGTGGCTTATAGAGGGTGAAGCGTTTTGGTGGTTCGGGCCTGATTATTCAGGCGGGCTGCCGAAACAACTGTACGTCCTTAACCCCCGGAAACTCCAACTTGAGGGAGAGGGGTTGGATGTGCAAAGAAATTTTATTGACGCAAAACGGCGCTGGTTTTACCATGCCGGAGCCGAATTAGTACCTATCTTTTCTGATGAGCTGATCCACTTCAAGGATTGGAACCCGTGGAATCCGCTGCGGGGAGTAAACCCTCTTGTCTCTTTAGCCCTCGAACTTGAATAAGACTATTTCGCAAATAAAGCTAACTCTACCCTGTTAAAGAATAACGCCATTCCGCAGGGCTTGTTGAAAACCGACCAGACGCTTAGGCCGGAAGAAGCTGACGCAATAGAACGGCGGTGGGAAAGCAAGTACGGGCAGGTAAAGGCGGGGCGTAAGATTGCGGTGCTTGGTAAAGGAACCAGCTTTGAAGCTCTTTCGTTTAATCCCGATGTCGTAAAATTATTTGAGTTAAAACGGTGGAACCTCTACACGATTTTAGCGAAGTTTGGAATTCCCCCTCGTGTTGCAAACATTTCTGACAAGTCAACGGCTCTTTCCGGCAAGGACACAAAAGAGCAGCACTCCGCATTTTGGCAGTATACCCTTATTCCTCTGTTACGCCAATTTGAGCAGATACTTGAAAGCCAGTTTTTTATACGTTTCGGCCTGAAAGAGAACGGGCGGTTTGACCTTTGGGATATACCGGAATTGCAGGAAAATGAGGACGCACAGAGTAAAAGAGATATTGCGGAAATAAACGCCGGATTGAAAACAATCAATGATGTTTTGAAAGAACGGGGCAAAGAGCCTAAACCCTGGGGCGATGTTTGGTACAGACCTAAAAGCCTTGTGCCTAATAACGGAGAGGCCGATGGGGAATAGAGGCGTTATTATTGCAACTAACGCTATATTCCTCGCTGGTATACTAAGGGAGAAATTTATGGATTGCGGATTATCGGTTTTAACTGCTTTAAGTGAAAATGATTTATCAGAAAAAATGAGGACTACATTTATCAAATTTATTTTTATAGAAAATTGCTTTCTTGGGCACAGCACCGATGTCCTTGTCCATCAAATGATAAAACGCAACAGGCATATAAGAATTGTTGTTTGGGCTGCTGGTGAAGTAAAACCTGCTGCCGCTGCAAGGTTTATCGCCGCCGGAGCGGAAAGCTTTGTTTCGCTTCGGGACACTGAAAACAATATAGATAAAGCCATTAAAAATGTTTCTTGGGGGCAACACTTTTGCCCTGCTGATGTAGAAGCGGCTCTAGATAAAACGGATGATAATTTTTCATTTGATGAAAAACTAACACAGCGGGAAATTCAAATAATTAAATTGTCCAGCGAAAATAAAACAAACAAAGAGTTAGGCGAAGTTTTATCAGTAAGCATAAACACAATAAAAATGCACAAGAAAAATATATACCGGAAATGCGGAGGGAAAACGCCTGTAGATATTTTGATTAACGGGATAAGAAAAGGGCTTATTAATGTTGAGGACATAAATTAGAGGAGATTATTTTATGGTTATCAGAACTAAAAGCGGAGAATTCCTAAAAGGCAATACTTCTGTATTACTGGATTTTTTGGGAATTAAGAAAGAAGCGGCGGGTATTCAGAATGTTGCGGGTGGCGTGGAACTGATAGCCTCTGTCCCCTTTCTGCTTACTGCTGATGTGGAGGTGGGGCAGGGTTTACCTTGGACGTTATCAACGTATGACCTTGACCGCTTTGGGGAACGGATTGATCCGCATGGGTGGGATTTCAAGCGGTACATGGAAAATCCGGTTATCGAGTGGGCGCACAGGTTCGATATTCCGGCAATCGGAAAAATGGAAGGGCTTACGATTGACGACCAAGGGCTTCATGGGTTGGTGTACTTTAACGACAAGAGCTATGACCCCTTCGGATGGGCTATAGGGCAGCGGGTAAAGGCCGGTGTCATTCGGGCGGGTTCGGTGGGCTTTCGGGTGATGGAGATTGAAATACCGTCAAAAGAGGACAGCAGGGACGGTACATCGCTCATTTTCCGCAAGCAGGAACTTTTAGAGTTTTCGATTTGCAATGTTCCGGCTAATCCTTGGGCGTTAGCAAAAACTATTGAAGCAGCAAAAACGGAAACAACACAGGATTTTGGTTTTCCTTCTTTTTGGGGAAACATTCTGAACATTCAGCCTCCATGCTGAATGTTCAGATCGGAGTTTTTTCTACGAAAAAACTCCAGAAAGCATTGGAAACAGCGGCATCCATGCCGCAAAAATATTTTCAAGGAGAGTAATGTATGAACGAACTGTTGGCGGCAATCAAACAGAAACTTGCCGACATGAAGAAAATCGAAAATAGCGGTTTTTCTGATCCGGCAAAGGCGGCGGAGTATTTTAAGGACAAGGAAATACTTCTTGAAGAAATGGCGAAAACTCTTGAAACAGTTACCGCTAACCAGTCAACGCAGATAGCGGCGCTGGAAGGGACTGTCAAGAGTTTGCGGGAGGAACTAAAAACGCAGGTGAAGTACCCGAAGGAGCTTACCCGGCGGGAACTGCTTTACAATCTCGGCAAGGGGATTGCGGCGGCGTGGAGCGGAAACCATAAGACCCTTGCGGATTTGGCGTTTAGCCCTAACCTTAAAGCGGATAACTGGACGAACCCAAAAGATGTGGCATGGGGTGAAAAGGGCTGGCAGGTTGTCAAAGCCCCTCTGGGCGAACCAATGGGCAACATGGCGACTAACGACCAGTTTTTAATCAATCCAATTTACGAAACGGAGATCATGCAGGACGCAGCCAAAAAAAGCGTGATGATGAACCTTGTCCGTCATCGGCCTATGCTCGGTCCTTCTATCTTCCTTCCTACTCGTGATCGTGGCGGGGTTGAGCTTCACTGGCTGACCGCCTATGGGCAGCAGATTAAGGCAAGCCGCCCGAAGGGTGCGGAGCGTGTCGAACTGAAAGCCTACACTTTGGCGGGTTATATCCCCTGGTTTGATGAATTCGAGGAAGATGTCTTTATCGACCTCGGCGCTATGTTTGTGGACGAATTTTTAGAAGTCTACGGCCAAGAATTTGACCGCCAATGTCTGCTCGCTGATGACGATCCCTTTACTGGTGCTATGGCAGTAGAGGGGACAGTCAAGGTTGCCATTCAGGGTAATTCCATCAACGACCTGACGTGGAAGGATTTTAGAGATTCGGTCTATAAAATCCCCGCAGAGGAACGAAAGGATTGTGTTTGGTTCCTCAATGAAACGGTGTTAAACCACATAGCCAACATCGAGGACACTACAGGCCGTCCGATTTGGCGGCGGCCTACAGAGGCAATGCCGGGGCGGCTGGACTTGTACCCCTATCACGAAGTTTCAATCCTTCCGCAGATTGGGGACATTGGGGCGGATACGCCTTTTGCCATTTTCATGAACCCTAAAAGAATTCAGCATGGAAACAGGAAGGGTATCGAGTTAAAAAAGTTTGACGGCACGACAGAGAGCCTTGAATACGGCGAATTGTTTTTAAGGTTCAGGAAGCGTGACGGGTTTTTGGTAACTCGTCCAAAAAACAACATTCTGATCCTCAAAACGAAGTAGAGAAAAGCCGTCTGGGGAAACCTGGGCGGCTCTTGTTCTTTGACAAATACATCGCCAATGGTTTGGCGGTATCAGTGTTGGATTTCTTCATTATGTTAGCCGTCCCGATGGGCAGGGCGGGACGGCGTTTTTACAGATAATTACTGATAAGGTTTTCAGTTATTCTTCCGTCATTGCATTGAGGCGGCGGTAGATTGTGAATGCGGTCTATCTCCTCACGGAAGATCCGTGCGTCATCGCCTTGTAAATATTGATGTGATTTATAGCCATTGCTGAAAAGCAAAAAATGGCCTGTGCCTACTTCGTAGGAATAGCTGTACTGCTGGCCTTGATAAACTTGTAAAAACATATGTGCTCCTTGTAGGAAAATGCCCCGGCGACTAAGGCCGGGGGTTGTGTTGTTACTTGTCTGATAATGACTGCGGTTTTTTATAATGCTTTGGGTAAGCTGTATATAATGCCGCTTCAATGGTCTGCACCGGAAAATAATAATCAATGTTGAATTGGGGCAGCTTAGTTATTTCTGACAGGCTGGTATAACCCCATTCAGCATTTTGTAAATCTCCGTTAAGAATGGTATAGCCGAACATTAAATCTTTGCCGTCATATTCACAGATAAAAATATCTGTACCTGCATAGAAAAAATGAAAAATGGCGGGGTGTTCTTTTGCCCCTTCTGTCTCGCCAATTTTGGGGCATAGGCGGAAAGCGATTGCAAGCCGATGAATTTGGTCTTGAAATTCAATAAGATTTTTTTTGGTATATTCTAACTGACTGCAAGGTATAAGAGCAGCTACGCCTTCGGGGATTATTTTAATAATATCCATTTATTTCTCCTTCAATAGAAATACCCTGGCACAAAGCCGGGGCGGTGTTGCTATGCTGACAGTTTTGCATGATATGAGGGATTTTCTTCTAAGTACCTGTACCAGGTTTTTGAAACTTCCTCTAACGCATACCAAGCAAACACATTGTAAAGGCTGGTTAAATCCGGGTGTTCTTTGCTGTCCCATAATGCCCTGCCCACTTCTGACAGCGTGGGCTTGTCGCTGTTGCGAAATACGCCGAAACCCTGAACCATAGAGATTATGTCTGTTCCGATTTCTGCGGCGGTTTGTTCCATGTGTTTTACAATGTCCTGACGGTTTGCCATAAAAAAGGCTATAGTTTCGCTGTAATAGCTAAACCCTGAAAAACCGCTGTCTGCGCCATGTTCTGAACAGTCCTTGAAAATGCTGGACAGTTCTTTGACTTCTTCCTTTGTTGAATGGACAGGGTGGAAACCAAGGGCAATAATGACGCTTCTTATTGTGTCGTCTGTAAAATTGGAATAAATATTTAAATAACTTTTTAAACCTCGAATTGAAGTGATACTCATTTTGAGACCTCCGAAAATAAATTGTTTTGCCCTTTGTCCAATTCTGGAAAGGGGACGGGGCATTGCGGGTAACGCCCAATTAAATAGCTGATGTAGGTGTGAGCTTCTTTTAGTGTGTGAAATATGCGTGAATTGCTGGTAAACCTAGACAGTGAACCGTGAAAAGGCCATAGGGTGCAGGCTGCCTTAGTGGAATTAAGGGACAGGCCGGTTAATGAGGGGCGGCCATTGGACAGGCTAAAGTCTGCTGTTACCTGATAATGTGTCGCCATGTTATACAACCGCTTCCAATACTGCGGTGTCTTGTTCGCTGGGTGTGCTTAGACTGCCGAAAGCACAGCTAACGCATTTTGATTTGTCCCGACAAGATAGACAGACTTTTGAGGGATTGACGACATGGGGCATGAGCTTAACCATGATGTCAACTGCTGCGGGCATTGATTTGTTGATTGCCCAAGCTAGACGGCGGACAGAGACCGCCGACATTTCGGAAAACTGCGGACTATAGAACCGCTTGAAATTTTTAGGCTGCATTTGCAAACCTCGCTAAAAACCCGATATGAAACCGGGCGGGATAGGACAGGAGCTACGCCTGACCTTGAACCCTGAACTGCCGCCTGTGTTTTTCCCCCAAAGAGGGGGGCGGCCATGGGGGCTCACTTCTTTCGCCCCCTGCCGCCCCCCGTGGGGAAAAACAACTTTACGAAAAATCGCCACACCGAAGGAGATAAGGCGCAAAATTAGCCGTGCGGCATTTTGCAGATAAATGCCCCAGTATGCGAGGCTTGTGATAATTGCCCTGTCCCGTAGGGTTGGCGTGGTTTTTGCTGCGGCACTCACTGCCGCAGTTGCAAAAACCATGCCAAAAGGGTTTTACGGAGAAAGGTTATCAGCACTGGGAAAAATGCTACAGTTTGCAAGCGGGGGCTTGCCCCCGCAGAGGGGGTAGCGGAAGACTTGCGCAGCAAGGCTGGAGCGAGGGGGAGACTTCCCCCTTCTTATTTCTTAATTGGGTAGATTAGATGTTGTGGAAGATGGGTTAAGCTTTTATTCCTCGTGATTTGAGGGCGCTGTCGAAACTGGAATTGAAGTCCTTGCGGATTTTTTGCAGTTCTTTTGCTAAGTCATTGGTTGCGGTTTTGGCGATGTCGTTGTCGGACAGGGTTGGGGGTGTGAAAAGGCGGTAAGTTTCAATTTTTAAGGCAGAGGCAAGTTTTATCAGGGTTTTATCGCTGATCCATGAACGGCAGCCTTCTATGTCGTTTATCATGTTTGCGGAAATTCCGGCTTCTTCGGCTAGTTTTTCCTGGGTTAAGCCCAGAAATTCTCTGTGTTTCTTGATATTTGATGACAGTGTTTTCCTTAAAATTCCAACTTTTTCTTCCATATCAGATGGTTATAGTAATCTGCTCTAATCAGTATTAACACCCGATATATACGGTTATGCACTTGACAGTATCGGGTATTATGTGTATTTTATAGTTATGCTATGAGAGTATAGAGGAAAGGTAAAGAAAAACCTGTTATTGATTGTTAATTTATGGCAGTATCTTTGGTTTTTATTTGCATATTAAAAAGAGGGCAAGGCGCAACTTGCACGGCTTTTTAGGCCGGTGATAGAGATCCTTCACAAACGCTATCTTTGCGCATTGGCCCTGCCCTCTAATTAACTAAAAAACACCGCAAAAAATAGGAAGCCTATTGGCCCCTGCGGAATTCTCCCTTATCTCAAAAGTTCGACCATCAAATCTGATATTAACGTTTATGGTATTGCTTTTTTCTCTAATATGAGGCATTAGACTATGTTCGATAATATTTTGTTCAATGGGGGAACTGGCGTTATCATTTATATGCAATGTACAACTAAGCTCTAATCTTCTTTCCTGCGGCGATCTCCCTTTGCGGCTATAGATTGTTTTGGCGATATTGTGAGGTTCAACAAAAAATATGAAATTGCTGTTTTCATTTATAGTGAAGAACCAGCCGGATATATTCTGGCCTGATTGGGTCGGCACAAAAGATAAGACTGCGGGTAACTGAATATTTCTATTTGCTGTTTCTTGATAATTAAATGCTCCTGATATTGTGCGGGGAAGTCCGGCAATATCCCAATAGTCGGATATATCGTCTGAATACCATGATGGTAAAAAAATGTCTGACGGTAATTTTGAATATTCCTTTACCATATCATTATAACAAAGTAACCGTGTCTCCACCATCGCAACGATTTTTTCATATAACCAAATCCGCGTATTGGCGGTTGTGTTGATATATGCGCTGTTTGCCAATATAAGTTTGTCGCTATAGCTTGTAACTGTGCGTATTTTAGGAACGTCAACAAAACGCAGAGGGGTCATCCTGGCAATATAATGGGCGGGTAAATAACCGGCGTTAAACTTAAAGGCGGTAAGCCCCGACCATCTCAGAACACGAATTTGATATTTTAGTTCATTAAGGAATTGTTTGTTAAGTGATATTTTTTCGTTTAAGTCTTCTAATGTAACTGCGATATTGTTTGCAATAGTCAATTCCGGTGAATAGTACCGCTTTACTTCGGTATAATTTTCTACATAATGACCAACATGGAGTTCGGAGTAATGGTCAGAAATAGTTCCGTCAGTTAGAAATAGTACCGAGCTGGTATTGTCAGTGTCCCTCATAATGATAAATTTGTCCGAAGCCGCAATGGTATAATGAAAAAGTTTTTTATTGTTTTTTATGAATTTTTCATTAAGCTGACTAGCAAAGGTGGCACTCAATGATTCCAGGGCGTTATCGGGTACTTCTAATGTAACCAGAAAAATTTTTGGTGATCCGGTTCTTCCAGGCAGGTAATCCCGCTTGAGGTATGTCCACATATCAAGAGGATGAAGCTTGAGGGTACAGGTTTCACCCTGCCATGTAATGCGGAATTCACAATCGCCTTCAAGTATATTGAAGTTGTGAATTTGGTACTCCCAGCCGCTTTCTTTTTCATTATTGTTCCACTGGTAGCCTGTATAGTTTTTGTCAAGAGATTGGCCTCGTTCACCTTGTGCATTTACATAATTACTTTCGGCTGTCGTTATGATGGAATCTTCTGTGAAGTACAGAGGGGCTGTTATGAATTCCCATGAATCAGCGAAAATTGGTTTGCTCCAATAGCCGGTTTTCCCTTCTTTATCCAAACCAGCAATACGCAACTCCCGTGCGCTATTGCCTTGACCGTTTTGTAATATGGTAATATGGCGGGTAATGACGGCATTTCCGGTTAAGGGTATGCGTGGTTGGGGACGCCAATCTTCTGCGGGCAGGCCCCATTCATTCAGGTTGGAAAAATATTGTGTGCCTGATAAATCTGATTCATAGGGAACATAGGTGTACTTAAAAAACATAGGGTCGCAGCCTATGGTGTCATAGTCAACAAGCCGTGTATACATTTCACCAGCCTCATTGATGACAAACATGGTTGAGGCGCTTGCTGAAAGGGATTTGGCAATGAATGTACCACGTTCAGGGCCGATAAAATTCCGAGAAAAATCACTGGGTAAACCAGGGTCGCCGTAACATATTTCCTGTCCGTCTTCTAAGAGTACATAAAAAGTGGAAATTTCCATTGAGCCGTTGTGGTGCTGGTTGCCGAATATATCTTCATAATAAAGCACATGGCTGTTGCGCTTGCCTAAAGCCCAAGACCGGTTGTTTGCAGTACGCTGGTCAAAATAAAAATAATCCGACACCGGCCAGCCCTGTTTGTCAAGCCAGCTTCTGCTTCTGAGCGCCATAGTTCTGTCAAAACAATAGCTGTATAAATATCCATCAACAGAAAGCGCTACCAGTTCATCAGCATCAGCGGATATTTCTGTAATTGCTGTTGGCCTTAAAAAGCCTAGCTTTTTTGCATGGGGAAGTCCGGTTTTCATAAAAAGAGTCCACTCTTTAGGTTCTACGTTTGGGTCAATGCTTTTATACCAAATAAGGCCATCATTGATGACATAGTAATGATAGGTGTTAAAGGTTTGAGTTTTTGTTTTTATGTAGACCGCCTCGGGAAAGATACCGTTGATGTTTTCAGAACTAGGATATTCTGCTGATGATACATTTCTAAGTGAATAGTCGTTGGGGCCGAGATAGATTGCTTTTGATATGGCACAGGAGAATGTGGAAAATAAAGCCAGGAAAACAGCTGCAATTTTGAATGCTTTTTTCAT